AGTACAGATCGATGAATCTGATACAGATATTAGTTTTCCAACTCCAAAATATTCAGCAATTACTCCAGATGGAACTGCTTCTTATTCTCAGCAAGTACTAGGTTTAACGAGTACTGGAAGATCTGGTATTTCTGGTTATTCAGGACAAAATCTACAAAATATTACTTCAGATGCTACTAACCCAGCAATTGATGGTAAGATCATTTACCAAGATGATGCAGGAACAACAGTCAAATATACAAATGCCCACGCAACTCGAAATAAAGAAATTGTTTCTGCCCTTGAAGAAATTATTATTCAAGCATGTAAAAATAGTGGTCTGTCAGCTGAGATTTTCTCGGGCGGTATGACTTCTCAGAGAAGAGTTGGTTCGGATAGACACCTTAATGGCTTTGCCGCTGATGTTCACCTCTTTACTTCTGAAGGTAAACGTTTGAATGTTCAATCACAAGAACTTCGAGATTGGTGCCAACAAGCCAAAAATGCTGGTGCAACAGCAATTGGAGCAGGTGTAGGTTATATGGGCAATGTCGGAGTTCACTTAGATATTTCGGCAGGCAAAACTGTTCCGGCTGGATCAGCTGTTTACTGGGGAGCTGGTGGTCGTGCGGCTAACGCTCCTCAATGGCTCATTAATGTTATGACGGGTTAATTAAATGCCATATCCGTATTTACCAGAAGATGAAGTTACATTTTCAGATCCAGGTTCTCCATTATCTAATCAATACTCTGGATCTCCAACTTCAACTAATCCTAGAGAATTATTTGACTTTGATTTTGATTTAAGTCCATATGCAACATTTACAGATCCAACAGGGACTTTAGAATTTTCTATTGTTTCTGGTCAACTTCCAAATAATTTGTCTTTATCAACTTATGGTCAAATTTCAGGTACTGTAATTGACTTAGATACTTGGGTTCCAGAATTTCAAAAGCCTCCTGGATTTGTTTTAGCCTTAGATAATTCTAATTATGGAACATATGGATCTGCTTTAGCAGGTTCGTTTAATGCTAATTTTACTGTAAGAGCTCATGTCACAGATGCTCCACCAGATGAATTTTTTGCAGACATTTCATGTTCAATTTTAGTCATAAATAATTATTCATCTGATAGAGATCAAATGATTAGAGATTATACAGAACAATATGGCGAAGGTGAATCAGGTTCAAAGGTTTTATTCAGAGTAAATGACGTTCCTGTTACTGCAGAAGAATATTTAAATTATCAAAAATCATTAGGAAATTATCCAGCATTATAGGAGAAAAAAATGCCAATGGTTTCTAGAAAAGGAGATCCATGCACAGGACATGGTTCATTTCCACCAAGAGCTTCAGTTGGTGGATCTGGAGATTGTAGTGTGAACGGAATTCCAGCTCATAGACAAGGTGATGGCTGGGCTCCGCATGCTTCTCCATCTCCATCTCCACCTCATGGAGGATCTACTGCGGCCGGATCTGGAACAGTAAGTCTTAACAATAAACCATTAGCAAGAATTGGAGATCCTGTTGGTTGCGGAAGTGCAATTGCTGCTGGATCTGGTAATGTAAACTGCGGTGGATAAGGTATAAATAATACTATGAGCACAGAAATTCTATCAGACGCAAATCCAAATAGAGTCGGGGTAACTGCTAAAGTTATGGCCCGTGTAAAGCCATATACTGATTTAGATTTACGTTTTAAGCCACACCCAAACTTTGGGGATGTGGTTCCATTAAAAGATATTGCTGCGATTAAAAATTCTATTCGCACTATTTTATTAACTAATAAAGGTGAGAGACCATTTCAACCAAACTTTGGTTGTAATATTACTGGCTATCTTTTTGAGCAGCCAGATCCAATTACGTTGTCTTTTTTAGAAGATGAAATCAAAGACGCATTAGCTCAATATGAACCAAGGGTAGTAACTACTAGTGTAAAGGTACAAGACAACACTGATGCAAATGCATTATTTGTTTCTGTAAATTGTATTTTAGTGTCTACACAACAATTAATTGATGTTGAATTATTTTTAGAGAGAACTAGATAAATGGCACAAATTAAGAACGTAACAGAACTTGATTTCGATCAGATTAAAACAAATCTGAAAGTCTTTCTAAGTTCTCAAGATAAATTCAATGATTATGATTTTGATGGCGCAGGGATGAATGTCTTATTAGATATTCTTTCTTATAATACTCAATATAATGCTTTATTGGCCCACATGTCAATGAACGAATCATTTTTAGACTCTGCACAAGTAAGATCTAATGCAGTTTCTCATGCTAAAAATTTAGGTTATATTCCCCAATCAAATAGAGCTGCTCAAGCTCATATGAAAATTACAGTAATAGGTGATGCGGATTCTCCAGCAGAATTACAAATTCCAAAAGGCACCACTTTTACTGGACAAATTGGATCAAACGCTTATACGTATGTTACTAATGGATCTTTCTTAGCTACTAAAAGTGCATTTAATAACCAATATGTTTTTAGTAATGTCGTTGCATATGAGGGAAAACTAGTAAATCTTACTTATAGAGTAGATAACAAAGAAGAGTTTCAAAAATTTAGAATTGGTGATTTGAAGGTAGATACATCAACCATGTTAGTTAGAGTTCGTGAATCTTTAACTTCTTCTGAATATGAAACTTATACATTTTATGATAATTTAGTCAATGTGACTAATAAATCTAAAGTTTATTATCTTCAAGAAAATGCTAATGGACAATACGAATTTTATTTTGGAGATGGTGTTTTAGGTTATAAACCCATAACTGGTCAGATTGTAGAATTAACTTATGTTTCTACAAATGGATTAGAAGGTAATGGTTCAAAAGAGTTTTCCGTAAATTCAGCTATTGGTGGATTTACTTCTATTTTAGTAGAACTTGCTGATGGTTTTACAAAAACAGTAACTGGTTCAGATAAAGAGACTTTAGAGTCAATTAAATTCAATGCTCCTAAAAAGTTTGCTACTCAAAATAGAGCAGTAACTTCAGAAGATTATAAATCTATTTTAATAGCAGAATACGATTATATTGAAGATATTTCCGTTTGGGGAGGAGATGTAGCAGTTCCTCCAGTATATGGTAAAGTTTATATTTCTATTAAACCTAAAGATTCTGAAGTTTTAACAGAATCTTCTAAAACAACAATTAGAAGATTTTTAGCTACAAGAAACGTTGGTTCAATTACAGCTGAGTTAATTGACCCAGATTATACATTTATTACAATGGATATATTTTTTAAATACGATCCTAATACTACGTCAAGAACTTTAGAGCAATTAAAGTCTGCTATTAGACAAACAGTTTCTAACTATAATGATATTGTATTAGAAAAGTATGATGGTGTATTAAGACAATCTAATCTATTAAAAGCCATTGACGATACTGATCAAGGGATTTTAAACTCTGTAATTAGATTAAAAATGCATAAGCATATGGATCCTATTTCTGGAACACCTGCAACTTATACATTGAAATTTTCTTCACCAATGTATAAGAGTGATTCAAATGAGTCTATTATTTCAACAAGCAAATTTACAGTAAATGGTATTGAGTGTGTAGCTACTGATATTTCAATTGCAGGTTCAGCAAATCACCAAATTCAAATTATATCAGCTTCAACAGGTAATATTGTAATTGCAAACGCTGGAACTGTTTATGTTGACGAAGGTAAAGTAGAATTCACGTCATTGCAAATTGATTCTACCGCAGAAGTATTAATTTATGCTTCTCCTAATTCTAATGATATTGCTCCAAAATTTAATCAAATTGTAAAAATAGAAATGGATGAAACTCCAGGAATTACAGTAACTGGAGAAGAAGACTTAATTGCAACATTAGGTTCTGCTGGAGCCTCAGAATATACGACGTTCCCAAGACATGACTGATAATAAAAATACAGAATCGACAAGAATTGAGACTTTAATTCCTCAGCAGCTAATTAATGATTCAGCTGCTCTTGTTGAATTTCTTAAAGAGTATTATAAATTTTTAGGCCAATCTGGTCAGCCTACTAATGTTATTGAAAATATAGTAGAAAATAAAGATTTAGATATAGCTATTGAAAAATATGTTTCTCTTGTAGAAAAAGAAATAGGTTATGGAATGGTTTCCCGAATGGAAGCCAATAAAACAAACGTATATAAAAACATTGAAGAATTTTATGACGCAAAAGGATCTTTAGATTCTTTTAAGCTTTTATTTAGACTATTATATAATGCCGAAATTGAAGTTGCTTTACCAAAAGAACAGATTTTAATTGCTTCTGATGGTAGATGGGAACAACAGAATGTAGTTTATGCTCAAACTATATCTGGAAATATCTTTTCAATTGTAAATACACAAATAGATATTGTTAATACTAATGGAACTATTGTTCAAGTAGAAGTTGAAAGAGTACGCTTTGTTAGAGATAATATATATGAAATAACTATTAATCAAAACTTTGTTGGAAATATTTTAGATGATGCAACAATTACTACAACAGAATATTCTGGTCAATTAATTAATGCTCTTGGATCATTTAGAATTATTCAACCTGGTAGAAATTTTTCTATAGGTCAAATTTTAGAAATTGACGATGGATCAATTGATGGCTTAAAATCTCTAATAAAAATTACGAGTGTAGATTCTAATGGTGCTATACTTAATTTTGAGTTTATTCAATTTGGTACTGAATACCAAAGTGATTTTATATCGTATTTAACGCCAATATTTTTTAACTCTAATTTTGAACAAAATCCTGCCGATTTTGGATTTCCAGCCGCGGATCTATTTGGTAGAGTTTTTGAATCTTTATCTACTAATGAATATCTTTCTATTGAACTAAATCCATATTCATTAAATTATTTTGCTTCTGACTACATAGAAGGATCTAGACATGTAGGTAGTTATGATGATGTATATAACCAAGGTCTTGACTCAGAAACTATTGATCAAGAAGTAATTGATCCTGATTTAGATATAGATTCAACACAAACCAATAGAGCTATCATTGAATTTATAAACACACCAATTTCTAAATATTCTGGCGCATTTACTACAAATAATGGATTCTTATCCGACGATATTTATTTACAGGATAATAACTATTATCAAGTATATTCTTACGTGATTAAATCTGATCAAAGATTTAATGATTATGAAAATAGTGTTAGAAAAACTGTACATCCAGCTGGTATGGCTTTATTTGGTAGATTTGAAATTTCAAATGAAATTGATGCATCTGCATCAATTGAAGCTCTAATTAAATTATTCTCAGAGCGTTTAGTTGATGTAGTAAATACAGAAGAGGCAATTAGTCAAGAAACTCTTAAATTAGTAAATGAAGAAATTGTTACTGCGGCATTCTTAAGCCAGGAACTCATAAAACCATTAGAAAATGAAATATTACTTTCAGATCTAGATGAAAAAGAAGTACAAAAAGGATTTTTTGATACTCAAAGTATAGTTGATGAATTAGCAAATTTAAGAGTAGAAAAATCTTTCCAAGATGAGTCTAGTGCTAGTGATGG